TCGCGCCAGAAGTCGAAGGGAAACAGGCTGCGCGTGTAAGTGAACAGCGCAGGTCGGATGAGCGGCGTGCCAAAGGCCAGGCCGCGTGCGGCAAGCGCGCTGTCGCTGACACCGCCAAGAGATAAAGGCATGGATTACCACTCCCGTGCATAAATGGAGGCTGAGGAAACAGCGCAAACGATCGAAATCGCGCCGGTGGAGACGTGCGTGGAGGGCGTTTCATAATAGGCGCCCGAGGCGATTATCAGGCTGTGAAAGTCCTGCGTCGCGGTTGTCTGACCATTGATATAGCAGTCACCGGATGACTGGTTCTGCACGGTGAACCCACGCCTGGCGCTGTTCGCCGCCATCAACTGCTGCGCACTCCCCGCCGTCGTCACCGAAAGCCCGCGATCGGCCGCACTTGCCTGAACCACGGTGTCGGTCTTGATCGACGCTGCGCCAGTAATTCCCTGGACTGTCACCACATTGGAATTGGGTGATCCGGCGGTTCCGGTTGGAACCGATCCACCGCCACCACCCGATGACGTGCAATCCAGCCACTGCGTACCGTCCCAGCACCGCAATCGAACAGGCTGTGGGTTAGACTGAGTGACAGCCCCGCCAGGTCGGAATTCAGGCGCTGTCTGTGCCGCCAGCGGCGCGGTGAGCAACGCTGATACAAACAGGGCGAATATCGCTTGCAACAACAATGCAGCGCGCATGGCAGTGCTCCTCAATTGAAATTTCAGGGAATGGCGGCTATGTGGATGGTGCGGCGCGCGCGACACGGTGAACCTTCCGGCCGTAGCACCGGGATCAATCGATCCAGGGAGCGCCATGCGAGGGTTGGAAGTCCTCGCCGCGTGCCGCAAATCAGTTCCGACGATCATAAATGATCCTCGTATTGGCGAGCAGGGTTTTCAGGCTTGCTTCGCGCTGGCGGCGCACGCTGGTGACGAACAATCGGCCGTCGCTTGTTCGTTTGACAACGGCGACCAACCAGTTGCCATCGGCCTGCTTGACCAGTTTCAGGACGTTGTCGCCCTCGACCGCGAAAATGTCGGCATCGGCGCCAACCTGCGGCAATTGGCGATAATCGCTGATCGTCAGTTCGACATGGCCACGGCTGCGATCGGTACGTCCAAGCTGCTTTTGATAAGTGTCGGTGGACAACACGGCGACGCGCGAGGTTGCCCCGACCTGATCGATGGTCGCTTGGTCAAGTATCATCACCGGGAATGCCGCACCCGGCTCGTTCAGCGTTTCCAGGAAAGCATCGGATTGGACCAGTTCGTCCAGCGTCGATCGGGCGGCAGCCAGATCGGTTGGCGCGACCTGTTCAAGCGAACGAATGGCCTTGTCAGCAATTGCCGCCAGGCTGGCCTTACCCGCGTTGTAGCCAAAGCCCGGCGAAATACCCTCGGGGATAAGAACGGGCGTCGTACTGCCAGCGCGAAGGAACGGTTGCGGCGTGCCCATTGGCGGCCGGGCCGTAACCGACCAGCCATGGCGCGCAAGATCGCGTTCGCTGAGTTGCATGACGCTGCAACGGCAAAACCATCCGCAAGGTGGGTAATGGGTGTCCCACCACTCGTCATCAACCGGCAGGATCGTACCGTGCCAGGCACGATGAGCGGGCCGCGTGCGTGCGTCCAGCACGGCGGTGTAGCGAAGATATGGCCTGACCGCCTTCAATTCCTGGATGCGCCGCCAACGCCCGGCCGCGCGACTGACGCGCAGGTTGGTATCGTAAATCGTGCGCAGCCGATGCGGCCCGACATTGACCGTGTCAGTCGTGCCCGTCAGCGCCGCGTCATTGACTTGCCCCCACCATCCGGCGCGCACAAGCATCGGTTCCACATTGGCGCGGAACTGTTCGAATGTGCCGCCATTGGCGATGACGTCGGCAACCGCTGCCTGGACTTCGGCCAACAGGTCGAGTTTGGCGATCTTGGCGACGGTAAAGGCACGGGCATGTTCTTCCTGCCACATTTCAGACCATCTCACGGTCGCGTGCAGCGTGTCGCGGGCTTCAAATGCGCGGACGGTATCGGTCGGCGGCAAGCGGATAACCGACGAAATGGGCGGGCGATCAGCCATTGGCTGCATCCGCTGTCAGCCTGGCGAAGCGATCGCATTCGCGCTCCAGCAATTCGCGCGCTGCATTCGCCTCGCCAATGTCCAGATCGTGCGACGACGAGAATTTATAGATCATCTCATCGCCATCGGACACAAGCGCAATGACGATCGCGCGGCGCTGCCCAACCGATGCCAACGCATCGGCGACGCCCTTGGTCGTTGCGGCGACAAACGCGACATATTCTTCAAATGACGGGACGGGAGAATTCGCCATCAGCCGTCCTGACTGTCGTCGGTAAGCGCATCGATGCGCGTTGCGAACCCGGATCGGGCAATGCTTTCAGCCAAGGCTGCATCGTCGGCCAGATCGGTTTCGCGGTCGATGATCGCTTGAACGTCGGCCATGCTGGCCGCCCCCCTGATCGCGGCTAGCAACGGCTCGACAATCGGGGCCACCACTGGGCGCCACCCGTCACGAGCGAACACGGCATCGGCGGCCTCGTCCACCACATCGCGCGGATTGACAGGCGGGTTCAGCGTTTCCGCCAGGCTGATATCGACATTGCCTGGCTGTGAAGCCGCTACGTCCTTGCCGGTGCCTGGCTGTGCTGGATTGGCGTTCGTCGCGTCGATCGGCGCGGTTGCCGCTTGCTCGGCCGGTTTGGCCGAACGCACATATCCTTCGCCATATCGATCGGAAAATGCCTCTTCGGTCAGTTCCCATCCGATATCGGACAGGGTCTTGTCCTTCTCGGCTTCGATTTTCAGGTCATCTTCCTGCTCGACCACGCGGCGAACCAGTGGTGCCGCGACATCGGGGCCAAAATTGTAATCGGTCCACCAACGCGCGGGGCCTTCGGCAAAACTGTCGGTGACCAGATCGGCATCGGCCTTCACCACTTCCAGCTTTACGTCGGCATGGACGTTGGCCTGGTTGGAACCCAAACCGGCCGCGCCGCTGTCCGTCGTCATCGTCTGGCTGAGGATGATCTTGGTGATGGCCGCGTTCATGAACTGGCACACCGCGCCAAAATCGGCGCCGGTTTTGGCCAGTTCGATTGCGGTAACAACAAAGCCTTCGGGCACAACAATGCCGCTGTCGGTGGCGATCGCGCGAATGGCTTCCAGCGCCATCCCAATTTCCTGGTCGGAAGCGCCGCGCGGATATGTCGCCTGCACAGTCGGGACTGAAAATTTGTCGAGGAAGATATTCCAGAAGCGGACGCCGTTCCGCTTGAACAGCACTGGCCAATACAGCCAGTCGGCCAGGCCTTCGCCATAAGTGACGTCGTCGTCGGTTCCGCCAGATTTCAGCACCCAGAACTTGCGGTCGGGCAGCGTTTCGCCATTTGGCTGAGTCGCGGTCAACAGGCGAAGTTTGCCGTTGCGATCATAACGAAACCGGCGCGCATGGCGCACCTTGATGCGGTCGAACGACCACAGATTATCAAGATAGCCCCAGATGATTTCTGCAACCGCATAGCCATTGAAATTGGCCCAGAGCATCTTTTCAGTGATCCGGTCCCAACCGACGCGCGTCAGTTGCTTGCTGAGCGCATCGGCCGCCTGTTGCGCGCGAGGATCACTCTCGTCGCCCGACATCACTTGCCAGTTGCACGATACAACCGCGCGGATGCGCTGTTCCATGCATGATTTGACCTGGTCATCCTTGCGGACTCGTTCGTAAGGCCCCCAATCGACCGCGCCCCAAAGGCGGCGATCAAGCGGTTGCTCCAATTCGGCGACCCATGGCCTGGTGATGTCGCGGCCATTGCCGGTCGTGGCGATTTCACCCATCGCTTCTGGCGCGGGCTTTTGATTGTCAGCCATCACCAGGCTCCCATTTGTCCGAAGGTATCGCGCCTGGCGACGGTGCCGAAGCCCGTGGCAGTAGTGACGAAATCGCCCACCTCGCTGCGCATTGCGCCAAGCTGGCGAAGGTCGATCGGCTGGACGTCCATGTCGGCGGCGGCCACCAGGTTCATCAGTGCAATCGCGCTGTCGCCGTGGCGCTTGCCCTTGGCGCCGTCTTCCTTGTCGGATACCCGGTCGACGACCATCGGCACGCCCTTGACGAGCTTAATCAGCCGCAGGTCTTCCACGATCGCATCGGAACGCGGCAGCAGCATCGTCTGGTCGTCAAAGCGCGACTTCAGGCGTGGCATGTGCTGCAAATAGGTGTTGGCATTGTCCATGCCGCCGATGATCCGGGTGGCGCCCCAGTCGGCCGCCATATCCTCGGCAAGCTGCTGGCCGTTGCCGCGTGCATCCATGCGCGCGCAACTGAACATCGGCACGGCGCGCACGATATAATCAAGCACCTGCTTTTGTTCGCGGAACGGCACGTTGCGCATTTCGATGACGAGCCGACACAGCAAAATCGTCGATGGGTCGATCTGGCCAAGCGCCACGACCGACAAATCGCTTGAACGCGCAAAGTCCTGTCCGAAAAAGGACCGGCGATGCGGATCGAACGTCGCCAGCACCGGCGCGATATTGTCGCGCAACCAGTCGGCGACATAGGTTTGCCGCCATTCGCGCGGTTTCAGTTCAAAGCCATCGGGCGGCGTCAGGCGATGAACGACGAACTGGTCAGTCATGCACGCTTCGATGGTCGCGCGCGGCAGGAAAGTACCAGATCCACGCGCCGGGATGACATCGAGTTCCTCGGCCGCCGCTTCGCCATATGTCTGGCGCAAATTGGCTTCCCATACCTGTTCGGCGTCGGGTGACCATTGCTTGCCGGTACGCAGGCAGATGCGTTTGAAAAGACCCTTGGCAAGCGCGTCTTCCAGGGTGAGCCTTTGCACAACACCTCTGCGCTTTTTGGCGCGGATATCTTCGATCAATTCGTTGAACGGATTGTCCGCGCCGTTGTGCGTGGAGATGACGATGACGCGTCCGCCCCACATCAGCAGCGCGAGCGCGGCCTTCAACAGTTCGTTCAACTCGTCATGAAACGCCGCTTCATCAATGATGACGACGCCTTGACGGCCGCGCAAAGACCGGGGTTTGCTGGTGAGCGCGACGACGGCATGGCCGCTGGGGAAATCGACGCGGAACGCCTTGATGCCCGCTTCAGACCCGTCGTTGAACAGAAATTCCTGGACGTTCGCCGCCTGGTCGAAAGCCTTGGCGAATTCGGCGCAGTAGCCGATGAATTCGCGCGTCATGTCCAGGTTGAATGCGATGTAGAACACATCGCTTCCACCTTTCGCGGCTGACGCTGTCAGCACCGAATCGGCTGCAAAACCATAAGTCAGGCCAGTGCGTCGGCTCTTTTCAGAAACGAAGAGCTGGTTTTCGTGGCTGAGCCGAATAGCTTCCTGCTGATATGGCAACAGTACGTCGGGCGCGGTGCTCATTTGCGGCGCTTTCGCGCAAGCCTGGACCGCCCGGCGTCGAACCAAGCGATGTCGCCGCTGGCGATGCGGTCGATAATGGCGAGTGCGACGTCAAGGCCGGTATCGCCGTCATATGTGACGATATCGACATGGGGATTGAGTTGGCCGGAACGCTTGCTGTGCGGATGGTTCGACACGCGGACTATCCATGGCCGCTGAGCCGCATCGATCATGATATAGCGTGACGGGCTGACCGTGCAGCGGCTGGCCTCGATATAGGCAGCCAGGCCATGGCCAACGGCACGATCGCGCAGCGACATGGCAAAGGCGGCAAACTTGCCAGGCAGAACCGGCGCATCCGTCCTGCCGCCTGCGATGAAAAGATATGATGCACGCATCAGACAAGCCCCAGGATGCGACGGCGGATGGTATCCAGTGTGGCTTCGCTCGCGCCTGCGGAACGGCCGCTGCTGACCGCATCGATCGCGGCTTGTTCACGCGCGGCTTTCTTTGCTTCCTCGCGGATTTTGGTTTCGCGCTCGACATCGATCTTCGCGGCGCTGATGAGGTCTTTGGCACTGCGGGCGAAATAATGCAGGTCTTTGGGGTCGATCTCGTCAACGTCATCCTGGGCAAGCGACATTGTGGCACGCGTCACCATGCTTTGGATAAGCTGGATCATCAGGCGGCCTTCCTGGCCGTCGTCGCTGCCGAATTCCTTGCCGAATGCCTCGGCAATCGACCGCACTTCGCGTTGCTGGCGGGCGATGGCGTTGAAACTCTTGGCATAGCGCCCAACGGCGGAGCGGCTCGCTTCCGCGCCAAGCGACCTGATGACCTGGACGATATCGTCGATCGACTGGCGCCGTTCGATCGCGGCATGGACTTCGGCCAGGATTGCAGGGTCAAGCTGGTCGATGGTTGAACGGCCAGCCATCAATCACCCGTCTTGTGGCGATGGATGCCATCGATCTGCAATCGACCGGCAGCAACGTCCTGGCCATCGGGCAGGATGCGCACGGCAAGATACGGGCCGAGATTTTCGGCCGCGACCATGCCCTGGGCGGCAAGCCATTCAAGCTGCTGGCGGACATCGCGCCGCGCCACGCGGTGGCCATTGGCAACCAACAACATCGTGATGTTGTCGTCGTTATGCTCGCCGCCGATTTCGTCGATCAGATCGAGGATAGCGCGGCGCACGACGGGCAGGATGATGGCCGCGATCACGCGCGATCCAGCCCGCGTTCGACCAGGGTGCTGAGATAATCGTTGGTGGTGCCAAGCTGGCGGCCGACGCCCTGAATTTCGGCCTCAACCCGCGACATGCGGGACAGCAATAAAGTGATGTCCTGCGCCAGTTCATGGCGCGACGGCTTTTCCCTCGACGCCTGTTCAAGCAAGGCAATGCGTCGGGAATGATCCTCGAAATTCCTGTCGCCGCGTTCAAGCCGTGCGTCGATCCGCTCCAATAGAGAAACGGTGCGATCCTCGACGTTAAGCAAGCTCGCCTTGGTGGCGGCTTCCTGCTTGCTGGCGAATTGCGATCGCAACCACAGCACGACGGCGGCAATGGCGATCGGGGTCAGTCCGGTAAGAACCGGCCAGAACGCGCGGATATAATCGAGAATTGGCAAGTGCTTCCCCCAGGGCTGGACCTGGGGAAACAGTGAAGCCTGGGCGCATCGCGGTTGCGCTTCCGAAGGCGTTCAGGTCAGTCGTTTGGTTCGGCGAAAAGGTCCATCTGGCGCGTGTCGGTCACGCTGGGCAACTGCACGGCCGGAACGGCGTTGGTCCCCTCGTCAGTCGCGTTGATGAGGTGCGACACATAGGTCCGGCTCATCCGCATGATGCGCGCAGCATCGGCCGCGCTTATCTTGCCTGCTCGCACCGCCGCGATCAATCCCGCTCTTTTTGCCTTCCGTATTGCCGCCGCACCCGTTGGAATGGCGACCATCGTGCCACCATAAGCAAAGGTGAACTGGTTGATCGCATCCGCGTCCAGGATGCCGGATAAAGGCGATCGTGCCGGGTCCTTGCTGATGTAGAGATAGTCGCCGCCGAACGCCTCGACGACGGCAAGGGTGGGCCGCGCACCGATATGTGCAGCCATTTCCAGCATCCGTTGCGACCAGCTCCTGTCCGGCCTGGCATCGTCGGGAATGGGCAGCGTGTCGATCGACGGCAGTTCGGTGCGCGGGACACGGTGGGTGTTGACGCCGTTGCCGATAGCCGCGATCGATTTACCGGGAGAGTTGGCCATTGCCATCACTCCTTGCCGATCGCGCGACGCAGGCGCTTGCCCAGCAGCTTGATGACCGCATCAAGCTCATGCGCGGTCCATTTGGCCGGATCGTCGCCGACGTCGATCGCGGACGCTGCATAACCGCCTGGCTCGACCTGGCCGACAATGCGCCGCTCGCGCAGCGCACGCCATATCGCGGCGACAACGGCGCGCCGATCCGACAACAGGTCGGGCGTTGGCGGCCATTCGACACCTTCGCGCCCGGCCCATGATTTCAGCGCTTCGATAACCGATGCCGCTTTGGTGTGATCCAGGAAGCGCAGCGCGGCGATGCCGGTCTGGCGGCGAACAAAGGTGTCGATCGTCCTGTCGCGGGTGTCGTCGGTTGCGCCCAGCCAATAGAGCGTCCACCAAAGCGCGCGGATTTTGCCGATATGCGCACGATGGCCCTGCGGCCCTTTCCAGTCACGGTTCAGCCGGTCGAGCACCTTGCCAAGTTCGGCCAGGTCCATGTCCTTCATCGACGCCTTGCCAGTCACGCCGATCTGCACGTCACGGCGCGCATCATCGTCCAGGCCATGGCGCGCGCAGGCAGCGCGGATGGCGCCCATCAGCTTCCTGCGGCTGTCAGCCTTGCCTTCTGCGGTGCGCAGGACGCGCTCCATGTTGCGGGCGAACGGGGCGATCATTTCAGCACCAAGGTCGGCGTATTGCCACCGACCCCTTTGTTTAAATCAACTTGCCTGCCCGCATACCATCCAGCATTGCGGTCGCGGTTGGCATGAACATCTTTTGCCTTGCCAGACCTTGGCATGACATTTGTCATCGCTCCGAACCGCTGTTGCAGGAATTGGTCGACCAGGTCGTTTTCTGGTTGTTCAGGGTATAGCTGAGCGATCTTCTTTACGACCGCGAACGACCATCCTTCGCAATACGCATCTGCCCGCGCTGTCTTCCTGGTGGATGATGCCACTCGTTTAAGTGCGGAGTTGATATATTCACGCCGTGCGCGTTTTAGCTGCCGATACAACGTCGAAAACGCATAAGCAGCGATTTCAGGCGCAGGGGTCATGCCAACGAATGCCCAACCTCTGTCCTCCAACAGGATTGGCTTGCACGGAATGGCACGCGACACAGCCAGGGTGAGCATGGTTTCCCAGCGACTGGGTGTGAAATTTCCGCTGCCATTTGCTGCCGCGATATCGACTTCCAGAAGTTCTACGTCAGCCTGATCGACACCATATTCCTCCATCAGCGCGCGTGCTTTGGCGAGTGCGGCAGCGGCTTCATTTTCGTTGTCTGATTTAGCCAGCGCGAGGCATTTCCTGATGCGCTTGAGCAATTCAATCTTATCCATCACAGAAGAGCCTTCACGTAAAAGGCCAGGACGAAGATCATCGTCCACAGCGCGATCGACAGGGAAAGGATGATGGCGACACGGGCGGCGGGCGGCAGCTTGTCGGCGTGGCGCGTGTTCATCGCTGGCCTCCATCGGCATCGGCGAACGGCACTGCGGTGCCGCAGCGCGCACATTCTGCCGACTGGCGGCCGATGAAGAACGATCCACCGCCACAACCAGGGCAATCCATGCCTGGGCGATAATTCACGCAATAACCGCGCTGGCGAAGCGCCTGGCGCAGCTTTTCGGTCTTGCCCTGGCGGCGTGCGTTGATGAGCAGTTCGACGAATGGCGAAGCCGGTGCGGGATTGCTTTCAAAGAGGATCGGACGCATTTTCGCGTTGTCCTTTCGTTGTTTCCATCAACTTGTCGGTCAACGACCGAAAGCCAGGGTCGCTGACGCGCAGTGCGCAGGCGCGTTTCAGGCCGTAATGGATGGTGGA